CCCGACTTTGACCAAGAGCATCTTCAGGGCCATCATCACCTTGTCTTCCGGGGTCCGCAGGTCAAAGAAGACGGTATCACGTGTCTCTGCAAAGCAGTGATCACATTTGTTGCAATAAAAGATACGTCGTTTTCCGCTCTGGGTCATATAGGTCGAAATGGCGCTAATATTACCTCGGTTCATCAGCCGATAATGGGAACATTCCGGGTTTGGGCATGGCTGGCCCCAGTCCTTGGGTTTTCGCATGGGTCAATCCTCCAATCAATTCGGTATATATATCCAAACTGATAGGATAATTGGCATTTTTTCTTTTTCAAAGTATTACCGGGTGAGCACCAAATAATCCCCACTCCAAAAAATGCAACTTCCGCCCGCCTCAAAACAACGTCCGGCGGTTGACTCCACAGGTATAGCGGTCTGATTTGGGCTTATTGTGCCCGTCAATACGGTGCGGTCAGGCCAAAACGGGATACCCCATATATTATGCAGGTTATTAAATAATTGCCGCTTAAGCTCATTTGATGCTGCCTCATTTCTGACATCGACAGAAAATCTAATTGTTCTACGGGGCCGTGAGAACAAGCAAGACCGCTTTTCGGTGCCATTGATAGACGATTGTATGCTTGTTTTCCAGACCCGCGAAACCGTAACATCCGTAATTAGGGTGATATGAATTATCAGTACATCGTTAACCGCTGTCATCTCACTATCCTTTTCACTGCCTGGGCCCGACTGCTTAAAACATTAAGTATTGCGTTCTGACCGCTTGACGTAGCTAAATATTCACCCAACACGCTTGGATCAAGCGTATTGATAATATTGATTGATGTAGATGAACTTGATTGACTTGTATTGGCGGATTGTGATTTTTTTACAGTCTCCATGCTGTTCTGGATATTGCTCAACACTTTATCCAGCTTGTGCGATGTCTCAGATGTGAGTACCCGTTCCCCCTCGTCAAGCAGCCAAGTCCCGGACTTGGGCACCCTGTCAATACCATCGTGGGCCATGCCAACGGCAGATATACTTGAAATAACTCCACCCATGGCTGATGCCATCGCAGCCATAGCAGCCATTTTGTCTGCAAACGTAACCCCTGTTGCGCCAACATCACTGATAGCGTCCCACATATTCAATGATGCCTGAGCAAGCGTAAAAATTTTTGACGCTGTGAACATGGCTTTATATGCAGCTGACTGCTCTCCTGCATAACTACCGATCATATCGGCCATACTTCCGAACATGGAAGAGGCCGAAGAAAGCGCCAGCTTATATCTGGACTGCTCGATCTGGGCCAGCCTGTCCTCATGCTGCTGCTTTATCTGCGCTTCCCTTTGGTCCCACATGGCGTTCAAATCAGACCGTTCCTGCCGGTACTGTTCCAGCAGCGTCATCTGCTGTGAATACCATGACTCCAGCTCCTGGGCCTGGGCATTGAGGGCAGAAGCTTCATCCCCGCTGTAACCGGCTCCAGGAGCCTGTGTAAACCCCACAGATGCCTGCTGGGTCACGGCCCGGTCATAGGTCTCCTGGTCAATGGCTTTGATATTGCGCATTTTATCAAGCCGTTTAAGCTCATCCCCCAGCTTTTCAGCCTCCGTGCGCACCCTGGCCGTGACCCGGACACCCTCATCCATGAGCTGGCTGTATTGCTTTGCCTCATCGTCGATCTCCCCGAAAAAAGAGCCCAGGGCCGTATCAACCCTGCTGCCGTACATTTTGTTATTTAAGGCATCAACCTTCCGGGCATAGATGGCCTGGGCTGTTTCCTTGTCCCTGAGCAGCTTAAGATTGGCTTCATAATCCTGGGCGTAGTATGTCAGCATCTTGTCATACACGGCCTGGGTGATGGTATTCATGCTGCTGTATGCGGTCTGCCATGCCTGGGCCTGTTTTGCCGCCAGTTTTTCGGTATCAGTGTCAATAGGAGCGTTGCTTACAGTGGAGATTCCCGCGGGGATAGTAGGAATAGTTGGGATACCGATCCAATCAATATTATCAACTTTGGTAGCGGTTTTAATATTTTTTATGGATTCAAGGATTTCTTCTTCCTGAGACTTTAATTTTGAGACCTTCTCCTGGAATACTGCCACCTGTTCGTCTGACCAAATTAATTGGTTGGTTCCCTCTGCTTGTTTTATTTTTTCCTGGAAGCCTGTAATTTCCTCTCTGACATCATGCAATTTATCTTTTAAAAAAGCAGTGCCGTCCGCGATATCCGCCTGGAATTGTTCAGCCTGCTCGGGCGTCATGGACAGCCAGTCCCAGAATGATACATGGGAGGCCGCAAATGTAGCGCCCATAAGTTCAGCAGAGCGGGTCACCTGGGAAATTGTTTTCACGGCCTCTGTGCCGGCCGTCACAATTCCCGTAAATAAACTGATGATGGAATCTTTGTTGTCCCTGATGGTTCGCGTCAGTTCCTGGACGCTGCCCCGCAGGCTGCTGTTTGTATCTCCGCTGATAGACAACGCCAATCCCTCGATCGTTGACTTCAAAATTTTTATATCACCTGACAGGGTGTCCATTTTGATGTCGGCCAGGGCCTGAGCCTCGCCGCGGACATCGTTCAGCTGGTTGGCCAACCGTTCATAATTGGTAATTTGATCCATTAGCACCAGCACTGACTTGCTGGCAATCAGCCCATATTTATCGGTGACTTCATTCACTCCCCATCCAGCCTCCTTAGCTGCCTTGAGAGTGCCAATCAGATCGGTCTCCTGCGTGCCCAGCTCTTTGGCTGCCTTGGCGTTGTTGATCATGGCCTGGCGCAAATCGGTGCCTGCATCCGACCCTTTAATGCCGGCGTTTGCCAGGGTGCCGATCAAAGCTGCCAGAGATTCAATATTGACACCATATTGTTTGGCGATAGGCGCGGAAAATTTTAGGGTTTCACCCATTAAAGAGAGATTGGTATTAGACCGGGTGGTGGTCCCAATCAACACATCGTTAAATCTGGCCAACTCATCCACTCCCATCCCCATAGCCGTCAAGGAGTCCGTAACGATATCGGATGCCTGCCCCAGATCCATGCCGGCGGCTGTGGCCAAATTGAGCAGGCCTGGCAGAGCTGATATTTGCTGATCAACAGTATAGCCGGCCATGGCCATGTATTGCAGGGCCTGGGCCGCCTGGCTCGCACTCCACTCCGTTGTTTCGCCCATTGTTTTTGCCATGGTGTCCAGACGGGCGAACTCTTCGGCTGACGCTCTGGATACCCCCTGCACGGTTTTCATCTGGGTTTCGTAAGACATCCCTGTCTTGACCGCCGCCACTGCCGCAGCGGCCAGGCCTCCGCCAAAACTGATGGCTCCAAGCCCGGTAATACTGGACACTAAGCTTTTGGCCCGGGAAACAGACTGCCCCATGGACTGATTTGCCCGTTTCGACGAGTTAGCAATCTCATCAAATGCACCTTTCCCGGATTTCCCAGCCTGCTTGACGGTATTTTCAAATTCCTGCACATCCTTGCGGCCGCCGGCCATGCTCTGGTTGATCTCATCCCCCAGGCCTGACATACTCTTTTCAGCGGTCTTGCCGGACTTGGCCACATCAGCGCCGAACTGCCGGATCACAGTGGCGGCATTACCCTTGTCCACTTCAAGACGTACGGTTATGGCATCATTGGTTTTGGTCATTTCTGCAGTTTGCTTTCCAGGAAGTATTCCATCCTTCCTAAATCCAGCCACTCCTCCAGGGTCAAATCATTCTTTTCAAACGGGTACCCGGCCTTGATCATCTGCCGGACCCGGTGCATCTTCACCGAGTAAGGCCGCGGGTGCCGGATTTCCCGCTTGGGGCAATTTTTGCACATCCAGGCCAGTATCTTTTCGCTGCCTGCCTCAATCCGGCATTTCATCTTGTCTTCAGCCCCGCACGGAGCCTTGTCCTCCAGGGCATTGCAGGTATCCTTTAAGAGGATGTCCCAGGGGCTGTCACCTGCTTTGGCGGGACTGCCGGTGCCCGCTTCACCGCCGTAGGGTTTTCAAACACATGCAGCCCCAGCAGAATCACATGATCCGGGGCCAGGTCGCACACCAGATCTTTCCAGTTTTCCAGGTACCCGTCATTTCCCGGCGTGGAAGAGAGCTGCACAACTTCACCGGTTTCATCTTCCCTGCCGAAATCCCCGTCCCGGATACCGGTCAGGATTTTTTTCCCGGCTTCATATGCCGCACCCGTGGCGTCAATTTGCACACTATCGCCATCGCGTTTCACTTTATCCTGTTCAAATTCCTGCCGTTCTTGTGTGGTGGGCATCCGGTAATAAATATCATGTTCTTCTCCGCCGGCCAGCTTATCCACAATGGTCAGCTTATTGTGCCCGCTCTTTGATAAAATCCGCATAACATCAAATCTCCTTTGAAAAACTAAAATCCCGGTATTCCAAATCTTGTTTCTTGTTTCCAGTCTCTAGTTTCTTGATCATTCCGCATTAACGTAATTGGCCACCTGGTTGCGCACCTGCACAATCACAGACCCGTAAGTATCATGTTCCAGCACCTTGAGATCCCCGGCCTCGGCCAGACGCTTGCCGTCCACGCTGATGGGCGCGGATAAAATCCCCACCAAAGGGAAAATCGCCCGGAACAGATACGGATACCCGGCCTCGTAATCCATGCCTGAAAGGGTGATATCCACACCAAACGTGGCATTGTCTGACAGATACTGCTGCAGGATAAAGTTACGCAGCTCCTGGTTCAAGCTGATGGTCTGGCTTCGCCCCTCGCGCATCAGCCTGGCCGCATACCGGTAATCCGTGCCCATGCAAAATTCCGCTGCAATACTGTTCTCAAGGCTCCAGGTCAGACTGGACACCTCGCAGCCCAGGGTCCGGCCGCCCACAAACTGAGACCCGTTCCAGGAGCCGCCCACGGTGATGGCCAGATTGGCCACCCGCATAGGCGTCTCCAGTACCCGGGCGGGAAAACTCATCCAGCCGTCAGACTCCGCCGGCACATAGATCACGGTATATGCCACATCATCCGTGGCAGTTCCTGGCGCTTCAATGGTCACCACTGCCGGGTCCGCATCAGACACCGCATTCACAGTCACCTGGGTGTTCACACCGTCAATGTCCGCCACAATGCTGTGCACGGCATCCAGCCGTTCAGCAGCCGTGCTGCCCTGCACCTGGCTGGCCAGGGTCAGGGATGTGGCATTGGCCGCATCTGTCACCGTCTCTTTGGCCACATTGTCCGCATGCTTGCCCGTGCCCACCAGCTCGGCGGTCAACGTAGGCCAGGCATCTTTTTTAAATTCCGCCTTAAGCGAATTCACGGCCATGGAGAAAAACAGGCGCTTGAACACCTCCTGGCCATACTGCATGGCACAGCTCATGGACGGATTGGACCGGCTCTTATCCAGATCCCCGGCAATGGGCGTGATGGTGTGCAGATACCCGGACGTTCCGGCAGCAGCCGTGGAAACCGCGCCCAGGCCAAACCCGCACACCAGGGCATAATCCTGGGGCCGGGCCTTGTTAAAGGTCAGCGACATCTTGGAGGTGGCCCCGTTGTCGTAAATGGTGTCTGCCTCTTCCTTGCCGCCCCGCAGCTCTTCCGAGTTATCCTCCCGCCGGGGTTCCAGGTCCGCGATACTGGACTTGTCCGCCAGAATCGTCGTGTCAATGTCCCCCTGGGTGTTGATGGCATCCTCACCGGCCCGGGACACCGCGATCATGTTATAGCTGGCAATTGCTGTGCTCATAGATCATTTCTCCTTGTTCTTCTGATTCTTCCGGGTCCACGGTCTCTTCCGGGGCCGCGGCGGAGTCTTCCTCATCCACTTCCCGGATCTCTTCAAACCGGTTCCGGTACCTGTCCGGCACTTGGGGATAAGATGCCCCATGTTCAAACCGCTGCCGGGCAAACGGCCCGGACATCACCTGGAACGCCGGCTGATTTGATTTCAGTTTGTACATTTATTCCTCCCGTCCGTACTTGAACCGCAGGCCCCTGCGGATCACCAGGCCCTTTTTGTGTGTCAGCAGCAGATCCACAGGCATCAGCGTGGTGGGTACTGCAGACAAAATCCCGCCGGTGAACACCTGGTCTGTCAACTTTTCGCACACATCTCTGACCTTTTCATGCAGCCCCTTGATGTTTGTCTCTGCCTGGCCCAGCCGGTCATAGATATAAATATCCACGACCAGATCCTGCTCCTGAACATTGCCCGTCAAATCGTGGTGGATACCGACGGCTCCGTCTTTAATCCCGATAAACGGGAATCCCACCCCTTCCGGGATCATTCCGGGAGCCGGCACCAGGGTCACATCGGACTTGCGCACCCAGTCAAAGGTTTCCTTGCAGAACGCCTGGATCTGCGGCAGCAGCCTGTCCATTTACCCCACCTTCCCCGTAACCACCCACCCGGTCACGGATTCGTTAAAATAGTCAATATCGTCATCACCGAAACCCAGATATTGCCGCCGGGGAATTTTTACCTGGCTGACAATGGCGCTCCCGAACTTGAGCGCCTTACCCTTTTTCGGTTTGATGGTGCCCCCGAAGTTGTGAATCGCCGCATACTCCACATTGGTGGACGCCAGGTCCACACCGGCGGCATCATGCCCGCCCTGGATGGAGCTGCGCAGGGTCCCATCCACCTGCAGTTTTTTGCCCGGCCATTTGCCTGCCTCGGCGCGCATCTCTTCGGTTGCATCGCTCAGCTTCTGCCAGCCGGTGCCGTCCGGGGCCTGTTCCAGATCAAACCGCTCCATAGTTTCGCTGAGCATGCGCCCGGAAAAATCCGCCATTACAGGCGTCATATCATCAATGCGGCTGATGGCCGCTTTGCACAGCTGCTGCACACCGTCATCCTCCCAGTTTAGGGTCAGGGCAAATCCGCTCATATCAATACTCCCAGGGCAGCGGGCCGTATATCTGACAGCGGCCCGGGCCGGAAAAAACAGGTTTCTGGCTCACCACAGCCGCAGCCCCGTCCGTGGTGCCGGTATCTTCATCAATTTCAATGCCTGGGATATCCGTATCCCCGGAAGCAATGCGCTTCAGCCGGCTGATGGCGTCCTCATACCGCTTCCGGAACTCCTCCGGAGCATCCGCCCGCCTGGACGAAATCCTGTAAATACTGATATCCACGGCCAGATCTTTGATCAGGTCCGGTACCGGACTCAATCCCGCCCCGTACCGCCCGCAAATATGGGAATCAATAATGGCCCCGGCCCCGGTAATGGCTGCCGTGATTTTGCCCTGGTCCGCAGCGCCGGCATCGCTGTCGTCGGTGTAACGGACCAGGTCACGGGCATCCATGGCCGCCTGGATATCAGCAATCGTGCAATAAGCCATATCAAGAAACTGGAAACTTGATACAAGATACAAGACGTATCAAGTGTCTTGTATCAAGGTTCCCCTCCCGTTCATTATTCAATTCTTGTTTCATGTTTCTTGTCTCTAGTTTCATGAAACCACCGTGGCCCAGCAGATCGCCTTGACCACCGGCGCCGGGAACGGCTTGCTGCGGCCGATGATCTTCACCCCGGACGGATCGTCAGACTTGACCGGTTTGGAGTAATAGGGCATGGCTGCCAGCTGGGCATCCAGATCATCCAGGGCGCAGTAAAACAGCGTGTGAATCGCATCAGAGGCATAGGCCATAATCTGTTTTGCCCCAACCTTGGCCGTGGATGCGCCGGTGATGGGGTCCAGATAACTTTCAGCCATTTTTTTGATCAAAAAACCGCCCAGGGAGATGCCGTCCGCCGACACCTCCACCCGCAGCTTGGCCTTGGGGTTCTCCCCGTACACCTCGGCCAGGGTCAGCAGCTGGTTGTAGGCATCCTTGCCCGCCCAGAATTTGACCTCACCGCCGTACCCGGAATCCTCCACCAGGGTTTCCATCTCCTGGAGATGATTGAACACCTTGCGCACATTGGCTTCCGCAGCGTCCCAGAGCACATCCGGCGTATAGCTCAGGGGGGAGCCGAAACTGACCTGATAGGTATCCGTGCCCCCGCCCTCCAGGGCCACAGGCCAGGTCACGGTTCCGGTCAGGGATTTTGCGGCAATGCCTTCGGCAGTTGCCCGGCAGATCCGGCGCAGGTTGTCGTCCACAGTGGATAGTCTGGCCTGGACCCCTTGTTCATCCAGGTGTTTGAGCCGGTTCATGTCCGCAGCCGTGAAAAAATCATGGGTGGCAACTTCAAAGGGCTCGTAATCATCCAGGGAGAGCGATCCCCGCTTGACTGCCAGGGATGCCGCTCCCCGGTTGATCAGGGGCATGGTGGCAAGGATGCTGCTCAGATCAGAGCGGCCCACCTTGTCGAACGGGTGGTTCACCTTGCGGGTAAAAAACGTGTCCACCACCGTGGTCTTGAGCGGCTGCAGCTGTTTGAGCCGCTGGGCCACTGCCTTTACATTGAAATACTTCCTTAAATCCAACATTGAATACTCTCCTTTTATTCTTGATCAATGCGCTTACACCGCGTGGATGTGCCGCTGTCTGAGCCGCTCCACAACAGCATCCCCGGCGGCTGTCTGGGCTGTGACACCCACCTTGAGCGCTGACTTTTTAACTGCTCCGAATACCACCGCATTGGACACATCCATGTCCGAGGTGTCGGTCTCAGCGTCCAGGACAGCCACAGGGTCAGGGCTGTAATCCAGCTCCACAGCAGCAGCGTTGGCCGGAGCAGCGGTAAAGCCCACCACCACCTTGCCGGTCTGGTAATTGATTGACCCGGCTCCGCCGGTGCCGGCAAGATTGCCGCAACCGTCATCATCCAGAGTGATGGATTCTGCCGTCACTTCTGCAGAACCAGGCTCAATAGGCCCGACCTGGCCGGTAAACGCTTTTTCTGTCCCATCTCCTGTGCCGATCTGTTCGGTCAAGCCGGCATATGGCAGAAATTTGCCGTCCGCGTCCTTTCCAAGGACCAGCCCGCAGGGCCAGACAGCATCGTCGGACTCCAAGGGAACCGGCTGGACATTGACCGGGGCCATGGGAATCCCGGCACGTTCGGCATCAAATGTTCTGGATGAAATGTTTCCACTGATAGGCATTTTTGCTCCTTTGCGCAGGCTTATGCTGCGCCGTTATGCATAATTGTTGATGTCTTTAAACACGTCCTGGTCATTGCCGTGTGCAGGCCCGGCATGATCCGGCTTTGCAAACTCATTCAAAAGCCCGTCTTTGTCCGGATCAAGCGCCTCAAGATCCCGCAGATAATTCTCCCTGGGGGTGACAGTCTCTTTTTTGCCGTCCGGGGCGCAAAATTCCATGGTGGCATCTGCATCAGCCATGGCCTTTGCAAAGGAGAGTACTTTGGCTTTTTCTGCCGGTTTGATCCTGCCCGATTCCGCCAGGGCATCCACCCGGGCCTCCAGGGCCTTGTCCGCCTGGTCCTGTTTGAACTTTTCAAACTCCTGCTTTGTTGCCTCATGGGCGTCCTGTTCCTTTTTCAGATCCGCTTGGGCCTGACCGGCCTTGCCCTGCAGGGCCTTGGTTTCGTTTCCGGCCTCCAGGGCTTTGACCTTGTCCTTGAGCCCCTGAATCTCTTTGTCTTTGGGGTCCATTGTCCCCTCCTTTTCAAAATTGATTTGATTGATCATGTATGTCAGAAGGGTTTCCCCCTCGCCGCTGCCGTCATCTGCTTCGAAATTTACTGGCCCCAGACCTTCCACCGCCGGTTCCTGCCCGGCCCCCAGAAGGCCCACATGCCGGATCACCATCTTCACCGGATCTATGGAAACCGATTTGGCCAGGTTTAAGCCCTCTTTTACGGCCATGGACAGGATTTCAGGCACATCCCGGTACTGAGCCCTCAATTCATCCCCAAAACGCTTTAAACTGGCAATTTTACCGAATTCAAACGCCTGGGCATGTTTCTGGGGGTGCCGGATCACGATGGGGGCATTCCCGCCTGTATTCGCCGCAAGGGCGTCCAGATCTTTCGCAGTCCAGTCCCGGGTTTGACCGTTTGAGCTGGTGTGGGTGCCTGCCTTGAAGATCAGATCCCAGTTTTTGTCTGTATTTCCCATGGATTGACTTTTCATCCCCTTGTGGTTAAAGTGGTTTTAAACCGGTAATTTTTAATATCAGGAGCCCAAAGATGGCGTTTCTTTACAAATGCGAATCCATTTTTGACCACAATCCCACGGCCAAGGAACTGACAACCCTTGGCATGGAATCTGCCGATGAGATCGACTTCGCCAAAAAATGCAGGGCTGAAGCCACCAAAGTTCACTGGCGTCAACTGTGCTTTCTTTTTGATATGCGCGGCCAAAAGGAAAAAGTGGACGAATACTTTGAAAAAGCCCGCAAGGACGGATTTGACGACCTGTTCACCCTGGGCCATGAGCTTGCCGGCGGCTGCATTCAGCATGTTTAAATTCCTCCTAAACACTTTTCAAAATCCTCCGGATTACCCAAATTCTTAAGACATGCTTTAAGCAGGGCTTTATCCTTGCCTGAACGCTCTGCCATCAACTGGCTGACAAATACGGCATAGTCATCCGTATTTTTCTTCAGGTGGATCTGTTCCATCTGTGCCAGCAATTCCATATCATCCAGCCCCAGACGCTCCAGCAGGGCATCAAACCGGCGCAGGTATTTCGCATACCCATATCCGTCAGTCTTGACTTTTTTCGCATGCACGGGCTTGTAACCGCCCAATTGATCCATCATTCGCTGATATGTCCTGCGGGACACCCACTGGTTCACTGTTTCCAGCAGGGTGCACCTGTAATCGCCTTTGACATACGATCCGATTTTCTGGTTATTGTGCTGGATCTCATGCCACAGGCTTTCCAGGGCGTACTCTTCGTTGAACGTAAGTTTGTCCGGGGTCCCCAGCTTCTTGAACGCATTCAACAGGTCCCTTGACGGTGTCATGCCGATGCCGGCAAATTCGCGTGTGGAAATGGTAATCCCGCCCTGTCCGTCCGTGGCCATCAGGTAGCCGGCGGATATGAATTCAACCTGCTTGATCCCTTTCCGGCTTAACGGCGCAAGCTTGTCTTTGATCGCCCCAACCATATCTGTCCGGGTTTTAACGCCCAGGGCCGCCTTGCCCGTCACCTTGTCAATGGCAGCTTTCCCGGCATCCCCAATGGGTTTGCTGTACTTGCCGAAATCCGGCTCCCAGAACGATTTGGCGGTATTGCCGGCAAAATTATTGTCCGGCATCAAAGGCCTTGCCGGCATCTTATTCCCGGTCTTTGGGTCAACGGGCTCCACCAGGGCGCCTTTCTTGAGATAGGTATCTTCCTTCAGCCCCTTGCGGTCCATTTCCCGCTGGGACAGGCTGGTCACCGTACACCGGCACCGGTGGCCGTTGGGCGGATAAAAGGTGTCCCAGAACGGATCATCCGCCCGTTTGACCTTGCCGTGGAGCAATGCGTGTATTGGCCTTGTACGTTTGTCCTTAATGGCTGAATACCGCCAGAACGGCCGGGTTTTAACCGTTGCCATCATCTGCTTGTACCGGCCGGTCTGGTAAGCGGTCTGCATGTTGGTGCGGTAAATGGTCTCCAGATGAAACCCCTTATCCTCCCAGCCTGCGGGCAGTTTTTTGAGTACATCCTCTTTCCAGGCCCCGAACGCCTGGCCGTCAGCCAGGGCCTTTCCCAGGCTGTCATACACGGCCTGCACCTGGTCCATCCGGGCCAGTCCGGACACGGTAAAGGCCGTGGCCCGGGCATGGCCGGCCAGATCGTAATATTCCCTGGCCGTGACCGGCACCTTGGACTGCCAATATGCCAGGGCGTCCTTTGGCGGGTATTTGCCGAATTCAAAACCCATCAGCGGTTGCCCTCTTGCCCGGATGCATACCGGCCGAAAATCTCACCCTCCATGAGCCCGGTTTCCACCAGGGAGAACAGGCTGTCCTGCTCAAGATCCTGCCCGGCAATCCCGATGAGCCGGTCCTTGAGATCCTCGGGATCATCAGCGTCCTGGATTGCCTGGCGGATCAGCCTGATATTGGCTTTGTTGGCCTTGTAAAAATCGGGAAGCACCGCGGCAATGTGGACGTCAAGTTCGTCCTGGTGACGGCCTTCGGCGCTTTCAAACTCTGCCGCAGCTCCGCCGGTAACTGCCCCGGGTTTATCCTGCTGTTCCACCAGCTCAAATTCATCCGCATCCAGGCCCTGGCGCTCGAAATGGGCCTTGGTGAATCGCACACCCACGTCATACCGCTTCTTGTCCAGGTCAGCCTGGGCCAGCCGGTCTTCGGCCTCCTCATAGGCAAACACCGGCGGATACTCGTTGGACCCGTTCACCCGGGCGTAGATCACGCCCAGATCGCACATGGCATCGCACACCAGCTGCTCATCCGCCTCGGCCACATCCTCCAGGACATGGTAATGGGTCTGGCTGGATGCATAGGTTCCCGTGGAACCGGTAATTTCACTGCTCTGGGTCTGGCAGGAGACCACCTTGCTGATCACGGCGTTCCAGAAATTCAGATAGCTGATAAACGCATCAGATCCCCCCTTTGAGTCCACTTTTACGATCTGGTGTTCCGATCCGTAGGGCAGCACAGCCACGGCATCCTGGACCATGGCGGCCAGGGAAGAGGCAAGCTTCTGCCGGTCTTTTTCGTCAAAACTGGACGGGGCCTTGGCCACCTGAAAAGCCATCCCGTACCGCTCCAGAAACCGGTTGCACCACTCCACGCCCGCCCGCTTGAACGCCACGGCCCACAGACACCGGGAGAGCAGCCGCAGCCCGTAGGGGTTCTCATACGTGGGTTCATGCTGCACCAGCAGAAATTTGCCGTAGGGCACCGGCTTTTTCTGGCCGTTTTCCAGGAAGCACAGACGCCCGTCACCGTCAAAACAGAACCAGTGCCGGGGTTTTTCTTCCATGGCAACCAGTTTCAGCCGGGAGCCGTCCACGGCCCAGTACAGTTCTATGACCGAATATCCGTAAAAAGGAGCCGCCAGCATGGCGTTAAACTGGTTTTTAAGCTTGATTCCGGCCAGGTCCATGGTCAGGTCCCGGCAAAGGGTTTCTGCGCCCTTGGACGCTGAAATTCCCTTTTCCGGCTGCCCCGGGGAATAATCGTAATTTCCCTTGTTCGTCACCTTGCGCCGGCGCAACTGCATGGCCATGGTCACCTGGTCGTCGGCAGCCAGGGCATCCAGCACTTTGGCATCATCCCCGCGTTTGCGCAGGACAGGGTCCGGATCAGGCAGAATGTCAAACACAGACCCCGTGGCCGTGGCCCAGGTGACCATCTCCGTGGTCAGGGATTTAGGTTCAATTTTTATGGGGTCGCCGTACTGGTCCAGGATCATGTCACCACCCCTTCATCATCCGGGACACAGTTCCGGCACCGGCGGTCACAGGGAACGGGGCCGGAATATCCCCGGCAATGGTCTTGATGGCAAACAACGCAAGGATAGCGGCCACAGCCGCGTCACAATGCCGCTGATTTGCCCCTGACTGGCTTTTCCCTTCCGGGGGCATGGCAATACCCTTCTTTACTTTCATGGCCCTGAAATCGTCTAAAATCGTGCTTCGTTTGGGTATGAAAAATGTCCGGTCCTCAAGGTTGGATTTAAGCCGGGGAGAGTGCTCCCTGTACCACCCCTGGGAGAGCATTACCTCTTCCACCAGATGCACCCCGTAATCCTGGCGGGCATACTCGGCCGTGGCCTGGCCGTTGCCCCGGGCGTCCAGGGCCAGCCCGGAAAGCCGGGGCAGGCGGTCGCAGATATATTTGTAAATCTGGTACTGGGTCCGGAACGGGGCATTGCGCAGCTCCAGGACAAAGGGCGTATGCACGGACAGATCCGGCAGTTCAGCCACCACCCAGTCCACGGTTAAATCCCCGGACCGGCCAAAGTCGGTGCCCATGCCGTGCCGGTGGTTTGGGTTCAGGTCTTTCAATAACGGGTCCAGATGCTCCCGGCAAAAGTCCAGGGTTTCCCGCTCGGCAAGTCCAATGTCCCAGTCCACAAAATCATCTGCCGGCGGGGTCCATTCGATCACCGAGATTTCGGGCTTCATGCACCCTTCGATCATGGTCCGGTTGAGCCAGGCCCCGCCGCCGCGTTTGGGAATACAGAACAGCTCTTCGTCCGCATCATCCCCGAAGTCCGCCAGGGTCTCTTCAATCCATTGGGCCTGGCCCTCTTCGGAAAAGGCAATGCGGCGCTTTTTGCACACCACGTTCCGGTAATACCCGTCATTCAAGGCGTCGTTGAGCGTGGTGCGGTGCAGGGAATAAGGCAGCTTGCCGGCCCGGATATCCAGGATAAGCTGGTTAAACGGGTTATCTTCTCCGTTGTGGGTGGACAAAATACCGATGCTGCCGCCCAGCATGGTCAAGGCCTTGGCAGCGGCAAATACGGTGTCGAAATCTTCGATAAAAGCCGCCTCATCCAGGATCACCCGGCCCTGCTTGGACCGCAGGGCAATGGCTTTGCTGGGAAGCCCCACCACCTCAAACCCCGTGGCAAACCGAATCCGGTACACTGTGACAGCCTGGTCGTTCTCCAGAACCACGGTTTCCTCTTCCATTTCACCGGCCACCAGGTTGAATTTTTTCGCCCACAGGGCCGTATCTCCCACATACTGGCTGGTCATGTCCTTGTTGGTGCCGATGTAATAGGTATTCATGCCCCCGGCTTCCGGTAATGTAGCTGCCAGCAGGGCAGACTCGGATGCGTCCCCAAAGGATGCGCCGATACGCCTGGACTTTTCCCAGACTTTGATCCGGGCTTTGTCCTTATTCCAACCGGTTTGATAGGGTAAAAGCGGCATATTATCCTTCCAGCAACTTTCTGATCAGCTCAGCCTGGTCCGCATCAAAACCCTTTTGCTTTGATCCGGTATCTTCTTTGGTGGCATATTGGCGTTTCATATCACCCCAGGCCTTGAGACCGGCCTGGATCTGTTTGAGATCCATGGTGTCCGGACTATTAATCATCCGGGCGGCCCGGTGCTCTATGGCGCCCCATAGGGCATCCACCATGGATGCTGGGTCATTAAAATTCACATCCGGCACATCCCTGGCCGGATCTGCCGCTCCTGGCTTTATTTTCTCCAGGGCAATGGCGATCTTCTCCATGGCGGCAACGGCATACACGTCCTGGGCATCCTTGGTGGTCAAGGCATTTTTGAGAAGCCCGGCCCGCAGCAGGACCGTATTCTCCCGGATAGACACCTGGGCGTCCCGGTACTCCCGGCGCCGGGCGGTCCACCCCTCATCCGAGCCCCATTTTTTAAGCTGGGAAACAGACACCCCCGTGGCTGTGGACACCTGGTCATAGGTCATGCCGTCCACGACATAGAGGCACCGGGCGTCCAGGCGGGTATCAAGGGGATAGGCCTCAGCCATCAGATCGGCCCCAGGGACCGGTCGATATTTTTGATTTCAGCCTTCAGCTCCTTGTATCTGACAACCTTGTCTGCCAGCTCAAAGGACTGATGCTGCACCAGCACCGGATCAATTTCCACCGGGTCTATATGAGGATTAAGCAGGATTCTCAAACTGTCCCGCAGCCCGATGATGGAAAGATTCAACTGTCTTGCGGCCAGGTCTTTTTCCTGTTTCTGTCCCAGCCAGATAAGGTGTTCACTCACGGTTCTTCTCCTTGTCGATTCGGTCCACCAGCCGGGTCATGGCCTGGGTGTTAAGGGTCACTACTTCCTTGAGATCCCCGGCCAGATCCTCATATCGCTTTACCAGGGCCGCATTGGTCACATACATATCCCGCATTTCCTGCATGTCTGCTGTGTAACGGTCCATCACCGTCTGGACCCGCTCATCGGCCCTGCGCTGGATCTCCTCTGTTTTCTGCTGGCCGAAATACCAGAACACCAACACCAGCCCGATGGGGCCAAGGTTCAGGACCATTTCAAGGATTTTCATGTAAGAGTGCCCTGATGTTACGATTGTTGCCGGGTCCATCAGGTCTCCTTTTCCGTGCTTAAAAGCTCAAAATGCACCAGATCATTAAACCGTTGATCCATGGTATCGCCATCCCGGTCCCAGTCCCCGCCCCACCGCAGCTTTATTCCCAGCTCCCGGGCCTTGCCTATGACTTTGCCCGCAAAAAAATAGAACTGACCAAGCTCATGCCACGGCACCCCTTTGCCAGAAAAGTACGGCCCCACATCCACAGCCAAGGACGGCATGGTATTGTGTTTGCCGTCTGGCCACTGAACCTTGGATTTTCTTTCGGAAAACATTTGATTCTGCCGGGCCTTGGCCCGGTGGCCTTCAATGATCGTGCAATCATCATCCTTGACCACTTCCCGAAACAGCTCCTGGAGCAGGGGATGGCAGGTGTTTAGTTTGTCGTTGGATTTAAGCGAAAATTCCGGCATTGCATTTTGATCTCCCTGTGTATAAAAAACCTTTGCGAAAACACGGAAATCTTAATGCCAGAATAGTGAAATGGTATAGTGAAGTACTTCACAAAAACACTTCACTCCGGGCCGAAAAACTCAGCTCCGGAGTGAAATAATAAAGAGGGTTTATGCAGGTTTATATATTATTAAGCTGATTGCATCTTCCAAAGCGATTCTGCTATTGCAAACCAATTGTCAGTTTTCAAATGTTCATGCCGAATGCCGTGTTGTTCACAGTATTTACGTGCCTTTGCCTGTAACTCTTTGGATGGGAATTCACTGAGTTCTGGTTCAGGTGATCTCCACATATCTGTAATTGCGTCTGACATATTATTCACATTTTGTTTAGGATTATACCAGATTAAGTTGATTCAAATCCGCGCCATTCCTGGCCCGTCATGATGATGTTTACCCGGGTCATTTCCCCGCAATGCTCACATTTTGTACGCTTTTTTGCTTCCAGCTTTTTCCTTTGATTATTCAGGGCTATTCTTTCGTAAACATAACGGCTCTCTTTCCGGGCAAACCGGCACAAAACAGCCATCGGATTCAGCAATTCACCGCAATCCTTGCATTTGCAATATGCCAGATCTTCATGAACGAGAATATGCATATGCTTGCAGCCGAAGCGCTTCAGGCGCTCCTTTTCCAGGCAAATCAATCCTGGTTTTGTGTTAATTTCGATTTCCATGTTTCACCATTTTATAATCAAGCCGTGGAAAGGAAAGCCATGTGTTTTCTCAAAAAAATCAAAGAATTCAATGGAGGTGTAGAAACCATCCGCATTAGCAAGATTTGTCTCTGCAGCCAAACTCAGGGTTATAGTACCGACAACAACATTATGCCGCCCTTCAATAGTGATCGCCTCTGTGGATTTACAGACATCTTCTCGCAGCTTGCGGCAATATTTTGTCCTGAGACCATAGAAATGATACAAGGTCTGGCCCGGCCTCGGATCTTTACCATCCTTACGCCTCGCTCTGATTGTCTGGCGTTTCTCACCCGATTCAACCTTGCCAGCGAATTGTTTTTTATAATTCAATGACGGCATTCTACCTCTCCTTTACCCGCTCAAAAACTTTAACCTTAAGCTTGGTCATTGCCAGCACAGCAGGCTTCAACTCTACCGGCATCCTGCTGTATCCTGCCTGATTGAGCCGGGCCAGTTCCGACCGGGTAACAGCCTCTAAATTGCCTGGATCAAAATTCCGCCTATCTCCATCCTTGAAGATCACCACCATCCCGGCAGGAACTGGCCCGTTATGTTGTTCATAAATATGGACGTGCTTATGTTTAAACCTGGTTTTCGCGCCGGTGTAGGGGTTCTGCTCAGCAACCTTGACAAGAATATAGCCATCCTTACTGTCGACCCGTTCGCTGCCCACAGGTCTGCAATTGGCCGGAATATTCCCCTTTTTGAAACTGCCTTTGTTCGGCCCTGTCAGGCCCTGGCCCTTTGTGTCGGCGTTCCAGGGAGAATTACCTTTTTTAAACTTGCCGTCTCTGCCAGACACGATCCCTTTTCTTGATATAAGCGCCTTGATCTGGGTGGGTGTTTTATCCATGCCGTACTCGTTATTAAACGCCTGGGTGAGCTGCCGGATATTCATAAACAAATACCAGAATTTAAGAAACTCGATCTGCCCCGGGGTATATCTTCTCTCAGTCACGGGGCCGTTCCTCCAGGGCTTCGGCCTTCTTAACTCCCAGCATTTCAGGCGCCGACTTCATGAGGCCGTCATTAATCGCCGTATATGCTTTCAGCGCCAGGGCGGCATTGTCTATAATCTGGGCTGCGCAGCTACTCATGGCCTGGGACCGTTTGATTTCCCGGTTCAAATCTTCCCCTTTCAGGTCATCGTCATTAAGCCGCTCCAACTGTTCAAACAGATGATTATTCAAATCCATAAGCTTGTTTTTCATGGTTGCTCCTTAAAGTTTTCATTATCTTCAAACAGATCCAGCTCCCGTTCCTTGACTTTCGGACGCCTGGACCGCTGCTCCTGGACAATGATCCGGATCTGCCGGGTGGTGAGCTGATAGGCCAGGGCCAGATCCCGGAAATTTTCCCCGTTGAATGCCTGGTAAATCCGGCGGTCCCGGATAGACCGGACAACAGACTCCACCTTGGGGACATACAGCGTACCACCGGAAAACATCACCAGAAGCTTCTTGGCAGCGTCAACATCAAGGGCGTCCGCCACATCCCGGATATCGCCGTCCAGGTCATCCCTGGTTATTTCGTCCCAAAGGTCCATTGGCCCCCTTCAGTATTTAATCACCACCGGCCGTTTTACGGGCGTAACGTCAAACTCAGGCACCGGACATTCCCCCGCAGCCACCATCTGCAACGCATCCACACGGACTCGCAGGCAGGCTATTTCCCGTTCCATGTTCCGAGAGCGGTCAATTTTACACGTAATAACACCCAGCCCAAGCATCAGGATCGCCGCCAACAGTATAAACACCTCAAATCTCATCATTCGGCTTCCCTGATTCCCAGATCCCTGGCAGCTTCGAAGATATCAATTCCGCCCTGATCCAGCTTTTCATGGCAAATTTGGCACTCTCCGGATACATGCATGGGACACCGGGCCTTTAATTGTTTCATCGCTTCATACGCGGCCCTGGACACCCGTTTTTCAGCCAGAGCCGCGCCAAGCACAAAGCAATAACACCTTCCAGACATAATATCCCGGATTCGCCGCCGGATCAGCCGGGTTTCAGTTTCTGTGTATCTTTTTTTCATAATTACACCTCATTGAGGGAAATGCTCGGCAATATAGAAACGCACCTCAATGTCCTCATGGGGCGCCATCCACCAGTCAGGCCCATGTTTTTTTTTCATCTGGTTTTCAAACATCCCTTTAAGCCCCTCAATTACAACAAAAGCATCATGAGATGTTTTTACCTTTGAAATTTTGAACCGTTTCTTCATCCACCTGGTCATACCGTTCTCCACCCGCCAGGAGATGAGCCCGGCCAGGGCGTCAATCTTTGACAGCTCTGCCGGGCTGGCCAGGGCCACCATCTTGCCCGGCTGTTTTTCATGGGCTGCCCGGACCGGGCGTTGCCGCCGGACATAGGGCCGCTTGTCTGACACAATGGCAAAGCCTTTTTTCACAAGCTCATCAATCAGCTCCTCGGCCTGGGCATAGGTCAGGTCCGTGGTAGAACTGACATCATACCGCGTCATCAGCATCACCTTCTTGTCCACCTTACCGATATCAAGCTGCCCACAGGCAATGGCGATAAGCTGACGCTGCTTTCTGCTGGATTCAAGATTGTTTTTATCCAAGGTGATTCCCTCCTATAACGCCGCAAAATCAAGGCTGATTGGCTGCCATTTATCCTGGTTGCCCACCCGCTCATACACCCGCATATACCGCTTTGACCCGATCACCTGCAGGCTGTCCGATATGGCATCCATAGCCTTTTTCCAGTCCGGATCATTGATCTCAAGCCGCCGCAGCCCAAGAATCCGCTGCAGGTTAAATTTACCCTCCTTATCCACGGCAAAGGCGTCATTGATAATGGTTTTAACCTCGCTGCGGCTGCCCTGGGTCCAGGAGTTCAGCAGCTTGTCAATCAGCGCCTTGGCCGCGTTCAGCCGCTCATCAGGCACCACATACTCCGCAACCTGCACCTGAATTTTTTGCCTGCCGTCGTAGGAAAACAGGTTCAGATTCCCCTTTCTGCCACCCAGGGATACCCCGTAATCAGACGCGGACATCTCCACAAAGGCGTCGATTTCAGACATGGCCACATCCTTGAACTTGGCCATCATGTTCCGGTGCGTCCGGGCTTCAATCGCAATACTCCTGACCAGCCCATCCCGGATTTTATCAATCTCCTTGACATTATCCCTATGCACCAGACGGCCCTGGCTGTCTGCCATGTATTCATTCAAATCAACTGCTGACATTTTTAAATTCTCCTTTCTTATATCCATCGTAAAGCGCCAGGCCAACAGCGCATCCCCGGCACCCGATAAACCTGTGATAAAGAGATTCCAAGCCACCACGGACCTTTTTCGTTGGTCCGGCAGCAATCGCCTTTTGCCGCAGCACACAGGTCTTCTCCGGTATGGTTGCTTTATAAACTTCACAATACATGGGATACCCTTCCTGTCTTGCGCCGGGCCTTTTCCGGCCGCCAGTTCCCGGCAGGTGCCACCGCAGTGGACCGGCACAGCCTGCAAGGCAACCCCGGGTTGGTGGTGGCGTAAATCCTGCCGCACTCATGGCAGTACATCTCAATGTAATGGGGCGGATTGTTACGGGTAACACTTCTTGAGTGAATCCGGCCATACATGGTTGGCTCCTTTCCATTGACAGTTCCGGAACACCCCGGATACACTGCCGATGCATCAGCTTGCGTGGTTGTTGCAAAAGGCCCGGATCACAGATGTTGGCGCATCTGCCGGGCCGCTCCCTATTCAACGTCTTTCTTTCCCGCCGACAGTGACTTGCGAAAATATGCGATCGCTGCGCCAATAATAAAAATTCCGGCTAACTCCTCCACGATTTTAATGAAAACCCAGACTCCGATTATTCCGATTATTATTTTCATCACTCAGCCACCTTTTTTCTATCCATCAATTCACGGATCGCATCAGCCGCAAGTACCAGCCCGTTACGCTGAGCTGCTCTATCTGTTCCATCCCCGGGCAACTCCCCCGGAATAATCCACTCCTGCACAGCTTCCCAGGCATCATCCAGGCCCCTGCGGTATTCTGAGTCATTTGTTTCTGTTGTTTCTGTCCTTATGCGGAACATCGCAGGGATAAGAAACGCGACTACAGGCAAAGATTCTCCCGTTGCGTATACCGCAAAACAAACACCCGCAGCCGTCGATACCCAGATGCACGCATAAGCAAGATATCCGGCAACATTGACTATGGTTTGATTTTTAGACACACCGCACCCCCCTTAAGCCGCTGTTAATTCTTTATTTCCGCTATGCCTTGGGCCAAGCACAGGCATGCCGTACTTCGCAGGCCACCACCGCCCCGCCGCCACAACAGCCCGGGACGCGCACCCCGGACACGGGTCACTCACCCGGTGCGCCTGCCACTTCCTGCCACAATCCAGACAGATCATGGTGGTGATATAGGACCTGCGCCTTGCGTTCTTTCCAATTATTGCCGATATCGCTGTCATTATTTTTCCCATAAGTCTCTTTCCTCCTGTTCTCTACCCGTTAACAACCTTGTCCATATCATTACCGGAAATGCCGGCATCCGACCGGGTCGCCAGCACACTTTTCAGAATATCATTGCCAGACCTGGCCTGGTCCGCAGGTGTTTTCTTCGTGGCCCGGGCCACAGACTTCCTGGGCATGGCCTCCCGCCTGATATCCATAGCCCGGGCCACAACATCCCCGTCAACCAGGTCCAGGCCGGCAGCCAGGCTGCGCCCCATGAGATCCACCACCAGGGCCTGCAGGTCCAGGAAATTGGATGTCCCGGAATGCTCAGCCACCATATTCACAGCCTCATCCGTGAACATCCGACCCACGGTGCTTTGGATATATCCGGCCACCTCATCCATGGTCAGCCCCATCATCACCACACTGTCAGAACGCAGCCGTACCTCGGAAACGCCACGTTTGGCCATGGGGTCGGACTGCCCCACCAAGACAACGGAAAACAACTCCCTTTTTCCCATCCAGTCCATTTCCCGCAGGGTCTTCAACGCACGCAGGGTATTGCCGTGCAGCCGGTGGCTCTCTTCAATCACAAGCACAACATCCTGTTTTGCCGATGCCTCACCCAGGATGCGACGCAGCTGTCTGGCCCTTATTTCCTGGCATCGCTTTGGATTCTCTTCACTCAGATCGATCACCATGGCTTTCTCAATACCTGCAATTCTCAGGCGTTCTTTGTCCTTAGACTGAACATTGACCTGTCTGGCATTCATTTTCATCAAGGCAATATCAATCGCAGTGCTCTTGCCAACCCCCCGATCTCCTACAATGCAAACCATATCCTTGTTCTGAATGGCCATTGAAAGAATCCGTTTGACACGGATGCTGTCTCCGGTTTCAAAATTCATTTTTTTGAACAGATCAAATTTAAAGCCGCAATTGACAAGTATTTCATTCCTTGTTAACTTAACCATAATTTACTATCCTTTTGTTTTCGTTATTATTTTCGACATGTACCTCAAGGGCCAGGTCCGTCACAAAACGCCGGGATAACCCATTCTCAAGTATCAAATTTTTAATGGGCTCCCGGTTTTCCTTATCCGGCACAAATCCACAGATGGATATAAAATCCTGCATGGCAACCTCCATGGACGGGTAGGTGTCGATATCCAGAGGGTCTTCCACCTGCCGGGTCTCTTTGATCCGGACCGGGAACTGTGCCACATTCCCTTTATCCGCAGGATCAGTATAAAGAGTATTCCGCAGGCCCTGCTCAACACCATTCTCATTCACGGCCTTAAGATTCCTGGCCGCCTTGGTGGCCACCTCATCAGGCGTTTCTTTCTGTCCCTTGTAAGTGCCGTATGACAGGGGTTTAAATGTCTCCACCTCGTACTTTTCGCCGGTTGCCTTATCCTGCACCACCAACCGGTCATCGAATAACCCCTGGAGCACCCATACCTGGGCATCATGCAGCCCTTTAACCTCGTATGACTCCCCGTGCAGAGCAAAGCACCCGTCATTTTCAACCTTCCGGCTGTAGCGTTTGGCCGTGGTGGCAATGGCGTTTTCCGGCATCTTCACGATACCGCCGCGCAGGCTTACCCGCTTCCAGACATTGAGCCGGGACACCTTTTTTTCGTACCGGTGGGCCATATTGTTGTAAGATTCAAGGTAGACGCCAAACCGACGCCGCAGTTCGCTTAAACGGATTTCAAAAGTCTTGTGGTTTTCCAGGTAAAAAGGGGTCTCAAACCGCTGCCAGGTGGTTCGCCAGGGCCGCTCTATTTTCCCGTGGGGCTCTGATTTTAAAGGGACGCTTGGATCAACCTCTATGGATAGCCGCTTGATGAAATCCTTGGCCGCTTCGCTGCTCATCATGGGGCCATGATCTGATTTAAGGACCTCGGGCAGCCCGATCTCAGACCACGCCCAGGACAAAAAATCCATGTTATCGCGGCAGGACTCCCCCTTGGCTGTCACATACCGGGCCTTCATCAGTCCGGAATGATCATCCACCAGGCCGTAGATCCACAGCCGCTTATCTTCGTACGGGTCCTTGGGTTTGTTTTTGTACCCCTTATAAGGCCGGGCATCCAGCTTCAGGATCGCATCCCCGTCCGGCAGGGGTTTTTTCACATAAAAACAATCCGACCCCGAGGCGTCAATATGGTGCAGCTGGTTCGGATAATCCGCCTGGAACCTCACCACCTTGTGATTGCGCTTGCCCATGCCAAGTTTCCTCATGTGCTCGTTAAATGTGGATACAGACACATCCAGCATCTGGGCGGGGATTTTGCCGTTATCCACCGCCGCCTGTATTGCCTGTTCAGTGATGATGAGCCGTTTGCCCTTGGGCGGCCGCCGCTTTATCTGGGCCACCATCAGGGCAGCTTCCGTTATTCCCGCAATTTTAGGTGTTCCTGTCCGGGCTTTGCGATCCCCTTTAAACTCCTTGGGGATGCATAGGTAAAGCGTCTTCACCGTACACCCCAGAGAGTCTGCCCAATTTTCCAGCATCCGCCGTTTCTGCCCGTGGGATGCGCACTGCCAGTCAGACAGGATCTGTTGTTTCATTACTGGTGTAAGGTCCATGTCTACTCCGCCAAAAATCTGTCTGTCCAATCCTGCCGAAGATCCTGGAGAGCCAGCTCGGCCTGGCCCATATAAGCCCCCACCCGGATTTTCAGTTCATTATCCTCATCAATGCGGTCGTCCATGATAAATTTACGGCACTTGACCACCAGGGTCTGGGTTATTTCGCAGATCTCCTTCATGTACGCCTCGCTCCAGCTCTGGTCCAGGTCCGCCACATCCAGGGGTTTTAGCCGGGCCACTTCTTTAATCAGTGCGTCCCGCTCCACGGCCAGGCCCTTGGTGGCTTCCTCGACAATTTTGTCCGTCTCCTTTGTGGCCCGGGCCAGCTTTTTTTTAAGATCCTGCTGCTGGGTTTTGTGGGATTCGATCAGGGCATCAATGACTGCTTCGATTTCGTCTTTGTTGTCAGGCTCAAGCAATACTTCAGAGTCGCCTATGATAAGTTTGTTTTTGGACAATTTGGCCGATTCTGTATTAACTGCGCGACCTAACATCCTGATTTTATTAAATGGCATCCCGAGCAAATCGACCAAGCTGGCCGAAAATGATTCTGCTATGGGGCCAATTTCTGTCAATACTCTATCAACAGTTCTTCGCGGCTCCCCGACAACTTCGTCGCAATACTCGTCCCAGGTTCTTCCGCCTTTTTTATAGCTTTTGCTCTGCTTGAGCTGATAAAGCTCGGCGTATTTGATGAACTCCAAATGACACTTTTGATGGACAATCATCTTAAGTACGCCGGTAGTCTCAGATTCTTCTCGGATAGCATCAATTTCACTAATCTTGGCTTCAGCTTCCCTGGAGGCTATATCCACCGCCGTCTCCATTGCAGTAACATTGATATCTTTCATTTAAACAGCTCCTATTTTTTCTAAATCGTTATTGGCAAGATTGCGCATAGACATCCGCGATTGCTTAATGGACTCCCAAATTACCCCCCAATAAATACCAAGCTCATACCGTTCATATACCTTCCGGACCAGTCCTCCTTCCTCAAGGGTTGCCAGGTGGCACATGACTGTGCCAAAAGGCTCTCCAACAGCATTGGCAATCTCAGTAGCAGACACAGGCTGAACCTCCTGGGCCATGAATTTCAATATCGCAATAGTCTTTTCCACCGCCGCCAACTTCCTGTATGATGTCATTTTTTCTCCTTATCTTTGACTCCGTGCTCATTTATGATATTGATGGCATGCATCAGCGGCCAGACACATTTATAATTACTTTTACGGACTTGATTAAATTGACATCTCAGCCACTCATAAATGTTATCATTCCAGCCCTTGGGGTGATCTTCGGAGTTGTCATCACAGGACTTATCAACCGATGGCAACGCCGGGAACAATACCTGGGAGTACTCTTCAATAAAAAGCTGGAGTTTTATTCTCTGCTTGTAAGTAAAACAGCAGATATGACTTGCCACATAACAATCGACTGCAAAGATGAACTGCCTTCTGAAAATTTCGTTAAGGTTGTAACTGTTTTGGAGAATCGCGCGTTCGACGAGAAAGCCGATGATCTCGAAATTTTCCTGACCAAGAATAGAATCATAGCCTCCAAAAGCGTGGTAAAGATCGTGAATGATTTTCTCCTGGCAGCGCAAATCAATGCGCCTCTTGAGGATAAGGAAGGTCCGATGAAGATCATCCATGAACGCCTGAGCCTTGAGTGTCGGACTGAACTGGGCCTTGGTTCCCTTGAAAAACGATTGAAAAAGATCAGATAAATTCATATCTAAACCTCCACAACTTCCGGATAAACCCACACAATATCCGACCTGCCAAAAGTTATATTCATATCCGCCGCGTCCTCGGAAACAGCCGTACCAGTAAGCATGCAGCCATCAAAAACAGGCTGAATCATCCGCACATACGAATGATCCAGCACGGCCCCGCAGGTATGAGTAAGGGGAATCGCCACCCCGGCCCGGGTCATCACCACCAGGGCGCCATCACTCCCGGCCTCGGCAATCGCCTGCCGGATCAGCGCCGCAGCGCACCTGTATGTCTTGTTCATGGCATCCCCCATGCGTAGATACGCCCGTCACCGACCAGCACCCTGTTTTCGTCATATATTTCCAGCTCCGCATGCCAGTCAGCCACCAGGGTGTCTACAGCAATATATTCAATTTCCAGATCCCCGTTGATTTGATCTACAAGGTCAGCCCGGATCTCATCAAACGCGTGTTCACCAGTAATCGCGTACTCTATCTCCTCATCAAACACGACATCATTAAAAAGGGTTGCCTCGGCAACGATAGTGATAGTCTCCATATTGATTTCCTTATTGCTTAAGCACTTTTCTGGTGGCCCGGAGCCGGGCTTCCAGCTCACCGAATTCATTTATCCCCCCTGCGGATGCGACTGACCCGCCGCGAACGACACAGCGACGGTTGCCATGGATCAGGAAAGATGGGTTTAATTCCCTGGATAGCCATTTCCCTCCTAAGGATGGGGTTGCGCATCAGCTTGCTGTTATCGCAAAAAAATACTGCGGGATGTTCTGACTGGTCTCTTAACCGTTTCATAGAATCCATGGACGTGCCTCCTTTAAGGCCTGCATTTCAGTTCTTTTTTAAGTTTATTGATCTCAACAATATGTTCTTCAAGCTTACCCAGCGCCATCTGCCGGATTTCTGAACCCGTGGCGATCTTGGCCCCTTCGGCCTCTACAAACGCCCGTGCAGGCTCAAGGGATTTGGTGATATGATGGATGGCGAAAAGGTAATATGCCGGGATAGGCGTCTCGGCAGGTTTACTCAGATAATTGTTTAACATATGGATAGTCAGAGGATTCCGGCAGATCATATCCTCTTTTTTTTCGGCGTCCTCAGCCGTCCGCCCAAAATAGCAATTAACCCCGTCAACAAGCTGTTCCCTGCTCAAATTCGCATCATCAATAGCTTTTTTGATGGCAGCAGCCAGTGCAACGCAAAGACCAAACTCATTTTCCGTAGCCCGGGGCTTGGGTGGACCGGTGACAATCTTCTCTTTCAATTGCCGCCGCTCCTCCAGAACCTTTTCAAGCTTGCTGGGAAATTCCCAGTCAAACTCCATTTGATTGGGGTCTATTTTTTCTTTGCGTTTAGACATTGAACCCACCTCATTGATGATATAGGCTGAAAACTGCCTGGGAATGACACTTGCAAAAAACTTTGATTTGCCATAATAGATATCCTTAACTGCTTATAACTATAAGGAGATGACATTATGAACACAGAAAAATCCAACGAATCAGAAGAGCCCTGCACCGAAAGCAAGCTTTTAGCCTTATACACGTCAACCGTTTGTCTGGCCCGCACCCTTGCTAAAGCAGGTGTTCTTGATAAAGAAAGCTTCAAGGCTGAACTCGCTTCCGGTCGGCAACGGCTTGAACTTCTCGACCCTGGCACAGGTCACTATGTTCAGGCGTTTGATGAACTTCTGCCGATGTTGACGAACGTTTGGAGCACTGACACGTAAAACTGGGTGGCGGGGTATAAGTATCCCAAAAATTGTTATCCATTTTTATTCTCCTTTATCTGTTGGTTTACGCCGCATGGCTGCCAAGACGGGTAAGGGGCCGCCCGGATTTTCCAGGATCTTTTTTAATCTCCCACACCTGGTCCACCGGCTGCCCGATCAACTCTGCGATCCGGCACCGCACCCGGTGGCTCCGGGTTTGGTTGTAAATAACCTGGGAAACCAGAGGCTGGGATACCCCGCAAATTTCAGCCACACGGTTCTGGCTGTAGCCGGCCGCCTCCAGGGCGTATTTGATTTGAATCGGGGTCATGATCTTGCGTTTCAATTGTGACTCCTTTTTTTAAAATTATTGGTGTTAAGCTATAACGATAACCTTATTAAAATTAATACACCGCTGCTGTACTAAGTGTCAAGGAAAATACAGCTACCATGTCGAAAATTGACTTAAATTTAGATTTTGATGCTATTCGGGAACGAATAGATAAAGAAAAGCACGGTATAAAACCCAGTATTTGGGCTGATAAGGTGGGCGTCTCACGTAATGTTGTCACGAACATTCACGGCAGTGTTAAGCAAAAGCCATCGCTTGAGTACATCGTGGCTGTATCAAAAGCCACAAACAAATCGGTCGACTATTACCTTTGGGGGACAAAAGAAACAAACAAACCCGAGTTGAAAAACGACACCCCTCAAGTGATTGTAGAACACCAAGACTTAATAAAAAGGTATGCAGATCCTGTCCAGGGCAAAGAAATAAACGAACAACTCATTGATATCCAGGACACAGACAAAACCCTGTTTCAAAGCGCGGTAAGCTCTATTAAATCCATTTGGGATACAGCAATGACAATCCGGCAGGTTAGAGGGAAAAAGACAGCCTCGGAAAAGAACCTAAAAAACGGAACCGATGGATGAAAACCTGCAGCACACCCAATATTTTATATATCAACTTCAAACAAGAGGAGCCCCCATGAAAAGCGCATCTATTTCTTTTGAGCAGTACAACAATTTGGCATAGACAATCGGTAGTATTTTCAATATTTCTATATCAAATTCAAACATACTCCAAAGGAGGTTCTTATGCACATCAAACCCACTGTTTCCCTAACCGTAGTCATTATCTTTTCTTTTGTCCTTATTTCCAATACCAATGCTTTTTCGCTATGGGGTCCCCCTAAAATAGATGGAACATCCGATGCAGCATTCAAAGAATCCATGGAAAAGGTTCAGAACAAATTGCCTGAAGACAAAAAAAAGCTGTTTATCAATGCCGTTCAAACAGTCATGCTCAAAGATTTTGGAAATATCCTTTCACTGGCATTCACTACGCCGGAGAAAGCCAAAACCAGCGCAGAGGAGCTCGGTGAAAAAGGAATGAAGGCCTTGCACGGCAAAACAGCAGACGAAATCATCATAGAAGCAGCATTGTTAAACCAGCAAACCGAAACAAAAAGAAAGAACGCTGAACAGGAGAGGATGAAAGCCTGGGAGGAAAAAAGAAAAAAAACTCTGGAAGAAATAAAACAGGCAGAACTCCGGGAAATCAAAGAACTGCAATCTAAAGAAATCAAAGCAGAGAAAGCCAAGGCCGAGCTACTGAAATTTGAAATAACATCATCAAGATTCCATATGGAAAAAGAAAAATACGGCCCGGATCAGCCAGTCATAGACCTTGTAGTATCCAACGGTCTGGCAATCCCCATATCAAGGGCATATTTTTCAGCAACACTCCAGAGCCCTGGCCGGTCAGTTCCCTGGTATACAAACAGTTTCAATTACAAGATCCCAGGTGGCATCGAACCAGGGGAAAAATTATCCTGGTCCCTGGCACCAAACAAATTCAGCGAATGGGGAAAAGTGGATACGTCAAAGGACGCTTTGTTAACTCTTGAAGTCCTTCGCCTGGAAGATGCTCAGGGAAAAACAATTGATCCAACAGAAGAGTTTTCGACAGTGGACCAGCACCGCCTGGACACCCTGAAAGCAAAATACCAATAA